TAATTGTTCTTTGATTTGCTTTTGCTGGGCTTCTAATTGCTGCCATTGCTCATCGATGTCCGATTTGGGTCGATGCAGCGGAATGACCTTGTCACTGGTCATTTCTTGCCGCCGAAATATTTGCCGCCAGCTTTAACGCCAAAGCTACTTAAAATGGCTGTGCCGAGACAATAAAAATACCATTCAGGCGCTTTGCTGAGTTGCTCAAAGCCATGTTCAACAACGCCTTCTGCGCCCGGTATAAAGCACAAAATTAGCGGGATCGACAACACGCCAGAAAACCATTCATCGCGCCAGCTTGATCGGCTGCCCTCTGCCATTATGCGCTCATAATCACTGACGCTGGTTTCCTTGCTCAACAGAATTTTTGCTTTTGCCTCTGCCTCTGTCAGCTTTAGTTGCGTTTCGGCTTGCGACTTGGCGGCTTTGTTTCTCAGCACGCCGCCTGCAAGTTCAACCAGCGGCCCTATCAACGCGCCGATCATGCTTCTTTATGCCCGACAGCAAAATAAGCACCGACCAAAGCAGACAGCGCTAAATACTGAGCCATCAATATGCTTTCAGCGGCTTCCATGCGCGCAGGGTCATAGACCGTGGCTGCAGTGCAGATAAGCATCATGGACATTGCGCCCCAACACATATAGCGGCGATTGCGCTGATATATTTCAAAGTTCAAATGATGTTTTTCTTCTGTAGTCATTTAAAACCTCCCTGTATTCCTTGCATGATCTCGCCAATCGTCGGTCGTTTGTTCTTTGGTTGATATTTGCATTGGAAAACCTTTGGACACTGCGCCCAATCGCCAACGCCGCCAGTGTCAGTGACGTAGTGATAACCAAATGTTGAATTTTTGCCGCGATACACGCAGATTTTCTGACCTGATGGGTCGGTGATCCGCTTCCACAAATGGCACGAAATTGTGTCGGGCTTGAGCAATGAACTAGCCAACGTTACCGACAGCACAAGCGCTGGGATCATAATGCCAAAGTCAGCAAGTAAATGCCGCCGCCCAATGTGCCTATAATTAAAAAACCAAGCGTGCCGATCACTGCATTATTAGCAATCTGCCGTTTGGCTTCCATTTGGCGATATACTGTTTCTTCACGCTCTTTGCGGATTGACCGACGCATATTTAGCATCTCGTCATATGTGCCAAGACCAAATCTAAAATCGAGCATAAATTTAATCTCTTTTTCTTTTTCTAAAAGCTGCTTGCGGCGCACAATTATATCCAGCGCCTCGCGCTCAATATTGGTTTCGCCGTGGCTCATTTTGTCCAAGAGCGTCGGGTTTTTGCGCTGGCTTTCAGCTTTTGTTAAATCTGCGCAAGCCTCATACCAACTGCCAAGTTGGCTTGTGACATCTTGTATTTCGCGGCCTGCACCGACCAACATTTTGACGCCTTTATAAGCCGCCTGAGCCGCCGCAAATGCTGTGACGGGATCAATCATGCTCAGCCTCGCTTATGCTTGTGGGCTGACCCGCTTTGGCACACAATAAGCCAGCGCGCGATCCTGTGGCGTCTCATATCCAAATCGTTTAACCAAAAGCTGCGCCGCAATTAAACAGTTTTGCAAACTGGCAAACTCAACCTCTGCTATGATTTGCCGATCAGTTCCAATGCCTTGCCATAAGATCAAAATAAAGACGTATGTCACTGCATCTTTATCAAGATCGTAACGCACGTCAGCAAAATCGCGCCAGTGCTGGCAATCAACACGTTTTCGAGTTTCTTGATGCGCGTAAATAGCTCTTTGTGCTGGATTTGGACGGTCGTTTGCAAAGCAATCATGTCCTTTTCCAGTTGACCAACGCGGTCTGAAATATCAGGCATCTGGTGCAGTCGGCCAAGTAACGTCAGGAAGCTGAGATGGTACGTCACGCAATGCTTGCCGATAATCACGCCATGCGGTTGACATTGTAACGTCGGTTGACGCACGCCAATCGCAGGCAGCTAGTAGTTCATCACGTTCCTCACGCACCTGTTTAGCGGCTCTGTCATTAGCACCGTCAGCCCATGCTTGCTCTTCTTCATCCCTTGCCGTTTCTTCGGCGGCTGTAAACTGAACGCTCACTCCATCAATGTTGTGAAATCTTGGCATAATTAATCTCCTTTATCGTTTGATTCCGTACATAGCAATTGAACCACCCGTGAAGGTTTGCCCACCGTTTACAGTAAATTGAAACGCGTTTGTTGCTTCTGTTTCTCGTGTGTGCCAGTGATTTGTTCCCATTTTGGGATGACTGGTAAAGCTTGTTGCTGTGCTGACAGTCATAAGCTTTCCCATCGTATACGTATTAGCGTCTAGTGGGTCGATAATAGTCATATTAAAATTTAGCAGATGGTCATCGCCGGGGTCCATCGTGCCATTAGGTAAAACTATACTGCCAGCAGTGCCAGTGCTGCCATTCGCATGTTCAAGACCATAATAGGATGTGTCGGTTTCATAACTTGTACCGCCATTGTTTGAAACTCGGAATTGCATTTGTGCAAATGCTGCGCCGCCACTTGCAATTTTAAAATTGGAACCTCGCAGCTCATAAGAGTAGTATTTTGAATCATCAAAACCTGACGTAATTGAGACAGTTGAAACAGTTGAGCTTACCGTTGTTGTTGATATTAGTTCTACTGAGCCGCTGGGGGTGGCAACGGGCGACCATGATATGTCAGTGCCATCCGAGGTCAGAATAGTCCCCGCCGCGCCCTTTGCCAGCCTAGCCGTTGCGCCGCTTGCATTTCCATACAGAATTGAACCGCGCGTGATTCCGTCAAGTTGGTTTATCTCTGCACCTGTCGCGCTGATTGCCGTTGAACCAAGCGTCAGCCCTGCGGTTGTAATTGACTGCACGGCGTTGCCCGATTGGTCAAGCGTGGCAATTTCGATCCATGCAGAATTTGCCTCGTTTCGAATTTGTAATTTGTTTGTGTCCGTTTCATACCAGAATTGATTTGCGTATGTGGTCGAAGGTGCCGACGCGCCTGATGAATTTGACGCCAGCGCGACAAGTGCATTATTTAAATCCGTGCGTGTCGCAGGGAATAACTGGTTCCCGATATTAAAATCATGCTGGCTCATGTGATCTCCTTGCCATAACCTTTAGCGACGTAATCCATCGTAATCGCATTTGTGCTGGCTGAACTTCCTGTGAAAATGTTGATTGTAAAGCCTGTGCGCGATTTGCTTGTAATCGTGTATCGATCGCCATCTGCGAGATTTGCCAGCGACAGCCCAATTGACGGCGCTGCTTTAAATGCCTTTGCAAATGTCACGGCTTTGCTGCCCGTAAACGTAATGTCGCTCTCAGAAGCTGTGCGATCAGGCATGTCAACGGTTGCAGACAACGTGCTGATGAGTGGTGATGCTTGCGTGTTTGTGCTTTGCAATTTTATCCTGAATTGAAACGCGCGCGCTGGAATGTCGCTGATTGTAAACGGCAACCATGCTGTGTAAGTTGGTGACCCGCTCGGATTGTCATCTGTGTGCCGTTCTTGCATCTGAAATGAAACGTCATCAAACGCGTCTGGATCGCCGTCAAACAATCCAGCGCGGCTGTCGAAAAAACCAGACGCACTATCAAACGTGCTTGTCTGATCAAATCGCAGCATTGAAACATTACTTGAAATTCGGCTTGTGTATTTCTGCCCAAGATCAATTGAGTTGGCAAAGTAATAAATTCCCTCAGCCGCAAACGACCCGCCTGATTGGGTCAATACCAAATTGTCTTCAGCGTCTTTGACTGTGTTAGTTTTAGACCCAGAAAACGACGGGTTTTCCGTCAACGTGGCGACAACATTTAAATCATTGATATCGACATTTGTGACGATAAAGCTAGTCGGATTTGCCGAAACATTTGATCCGCTGGTCGATGCGTCAACCGCTTTAATGAAATAAGTGCCAGATATCGCAGGCACAGATATGCTGGACGTGCTGGAAACGACCTGCGCCAAATCTTCTGAAGATGAATAAGTCGCGCCGCTGGTCTGATTTGAATACCTGATATTATAATATGCAACATCAAGATCAGGCACAGGCGTCCAGTTTAAATGCAGCGTTGACGAGACAACATTGCCGCTGAAGTTTGTGACATCTGCAGGAATTGCGCCTAATGCGTCCACATAAAAACTTGAAACAGTGTTAAAATCACCGCGCACGCCCAAAGCATTTATTGCTCTGGCTCTGACATCATAGTAACCGTCAACAATTCCGAAACTTTCAGCACGCAACGTGCCAGTGTAACCGGATGAAACAGACAACGGCGAAAAGTTTGTATCGCTTGATTTCTTAAATTGCGCTTCAACAGAATCAATTAAATCGCTTGATGCGGTAATATCTGCGAGTAAAACCGACATTACTTTCCCGCGCACAGTGCGCAACTCGCTGCTTAAACTAATGCCGACGCTTGGCACCTCAAAAGGCGACAGCAATGTTGTGTTGTCGCGCTCATACACTAGGCCATCATCAACCTCATCATAAATGCTGGCGGCAGTTTCTTTCAGCGTCATATCGACTTCAAAACCAAGCTGATCGCCCAAGCCAAACGTCCACTCAGCAACTTGAAACAGCTTGCTTGACCACCCGAAACGCTCGTTTGTAATTGTGACTGTGTCGCCAACCTGCAACGAAAGCGCGCGCATTCCAAATGATGCTTTGACCGTTAATTGCTGACGATTGCTTTCAAGCATAATTCGGGCAATTCTGCGCGCCTCAATGCTGTTGTCAGTGAACGGCAATTCGACATCAGCGACCGTGACTTGACCATTGTCAGCCGTGACAAATGCAGAATTTGTAACTGGCGGGAAATCTGTTACCTGGTAATTACTTTCATCGCCTTTGAAGGTGCCTTTTATTTCGTTAAAATTATCGCGTCGAGAATGCCGAGTTGAAACTGTAATACCGCTGCGCAGATCGTTTTCATCAAGCGATAATACCGACGCGGTGAATGCGCCAGCCTTAATGCGCCATTTGCCTTGGGCATACCAAAGCGTCCCAAACATTGATGATAAAATGTTTTCAAGGAACTCACCCGGCTGGATTGCAGTCGTAAATGCGCCGTTGGCAGTGTAACGTGTTGTTCCTAGAGTAGTGTTGGTCTGTTCGCAAATATTCGCCGCCGTTGTGACTGACGTGTCATCGATGTTGGCCGCAGCCTCGCCAAGTCCATAGCCTGATGACAATATATAATCACGCACGCATAAAGCTGGATTGTCCGACCAAGCGGTTGCACTTGATCGCGGATCATAAACTTTTTTGCCTTTTATAACCGCCGTAATTTGGGGCAAGCCGTTTGGAAATTTATCTGCATCATAAGTGAATTTGCAGTACAAATACGCAATTCCGCGCAACCTGTGATCAGCGGTCCAATCTGTGACTGCGCTGACCAGCCCTGCGTCTGCTGATTGATCAGCCGCGCCAAGGTGCGTTTTAATGTTAATAAACCCGTTGTATCTTGATGGGCTTGTGACGTTTCCACTACCGTCAACCGTTGCAGCCTCGTCGTTGATGTAAATCGTCTCAAATTCTTCGATTTCATGCCCCGCAAATCCAAGCACGCGGTGCAGAAATTTATTGTCGCCGCCCGTTGTGTGATCAAACAAGCGCGCGCCACCAACCCGCATTTTTCCATAGATAATTTGATGATCAAGTGCTGATCCCGACGCAGTCACAGTGTAACCGCGATTTGAAGCCTCGCCAGTGCTTGCCGCGCCCGTTGCGGCTGCGTTTCCAAATTTTGGTTTTGGCGACAGCGCAGACAATACAAAACTTGTTACCACGCTTCGTATGATCATGCCGACCAGTTTGGTTTGTATAAAATGAACCGCCGCAGCTTTGAAGCCAGCAACCGAAAAAACCGTTGCAGTGACTGCCATTATACATCACCCAAAAATTTAGTATAAACTCGCTCAGCCTGTTCAAACCCAAGCCGTTCAAGTAACAAGTCAAATGGGCGATGAACTTTTGTGTTGATTGCCATTACACTCACCCCATCTTCCCGCAAACACCGCTCTGCAAATTTAATCAATCCAAGACCAGCCCAGCCACGCCGCGCGATTGGCGATAAATAAAGCACATCATTTGCCGCAAAAACGTGATCTTGGTAATGCGGGTTTCGAGCATTAACCGTTACGAAATAACCGACCAGTTCGCCCTTTAACCGCGCAGTAAAGATTGACAATTGCCCCGACGCTTCAAGCGCTTCATAAGCATTCCAATTTGGATTGAGTTTGATCTTGCTTTTGTGCATAGCAATTTCTTGCCAGTGTTGTTCGATCAAAACCTGTGCTTCTGATCTGCATTGAATTAAAAATTCTTGCGCAAATTTAACTTGCACTACGACCCCAGACAATCTCCTTGTCTTGCAAATCTTCGACAAAATCCAAACCAAGATCACCCGGGTAAATTGACTTTTGATAAGCACTGGTAAATCGTGAAGTGCGCGCGCGCTCCAAATCAATCAATTTGTTCTCAACAGCCAGTTCAATCGTTGACGATTCAACATCTTCTTGAATGTTCATTTGATCCATGTAACCCGAAAAAATCTTGAGCAGGCTGGTTTGCGCGCTGTCTGGGTTAATACCAAAATAAAGATTGCATACGCGGCCCTGATACGGCTCGGTTAGTGCTAAGGCGATGATCTCTGTTGGCACGCCCGACATGCTTAAAACAGCACCCCTAACGCCCAAATCCGAAGTTTCTTCAACGGCTGAAACGTTAAGAAGTGATCCAGCACCAGCCCAATCATTGCCCTCATATGAAAGCGTTCCAAGACCCGTCCACAAACGCAAAACTTTGCTGCCATCAAATAACAATTCGACAGCAAAAAACGGCTTTATGACGTCATCGTCAAGCGCGTTTAATATTGCAGTGCTAATATCGCGGCTCATCTAAATTGCCTCAACGCAGGCGAAGGTAATTCCATAAACTGCCATCTCGTTTATGTTCCAGACAGTTTCATTTGTCTGAAGTCGAAATATTCCTTTTGTTGATTGCACAGTCACCGCCGCGTCATTCGCAATCGACGTGCGAACATTCGGCCAGACATCAACAGTTATTTGACCTGTGCCATTTGTGTTTGCATCGGCCAAAACTTTGAAAAGTTGTTGCGTCGGGCCTGTTCCGATTTGCAAATAATCGCCAGCTTTTAAATAGCCAGTTTGGTTTTGAACGCCGCCATCCATTACGATTTCTGAGCCGCTTGTAAGCGCGCCATTTATTGAGATGTTGTCTGCATTGCGCGCAGAGCCGCGAGGCGTTGATGCCATTGGGTCACCAAGATTAAAGGTGCCGACTTGACCACGCAATGCAATTAAAAAAGAAATCCATTCTTCAGCGGCTGCGCGTTTCATTGCAGGCAAGGTGACGGTCGCTTGCCACATTTTGCCTGCAAATTCTTGCGCCTGTCCTGCGAATGTAAATGGCGATCTGCTATAGCTGACTGCGTTTGTTGCGGTCAATTCAATTGATCTGATATTGGTGACGGTCGGCATTGCCAGCGGGTAAGATATGGTCATGCCATTGCCCTCCCAAATGATCCACCGCGTCGCTTGGCATCCAAAACAGCCGCCTTTGCGTTATCTGCGATTTGCGGCATCATGCCCTTAATCTCGGCTCGCACAGTCTGTTGCACGCCTGTGCTGATGTTGATGTTCTGAACGACCGTGACAGCATCGCCACCGCCAGCCATGCGTGTTTGCGCGGGTGATAATATTCTGCCGTTCTGCGCAGGCACAAATAATTCACGCCCACTTTCGCCTGTCATGTAAGCGTTGCCGCCCTGCACGCTGCCACCGCCTGCGCGTGTGCCTGACAGCACAGAACTTAAAAACCCGCCAACGCCGCCGCCCATTGCCGACTTTGCCGCGTTGACCATTTCTTGCACGACCAGAACGCGATACAAGTCACTTACGATTTGCGCGGTCATTGATTTGAACGCGTCTTTCAGGCTCATTGTGCCGCTGACCAACCCCATCATGCTGCTCTCAATACTGCTTTCAACAGTCTCAAAAACAGATGCAAACTTGCTGGCCTCGCGCCGCGCTTTTTGCATTTCTTGACGTGCTTGGTCTATCAACACATTCGACTGATCTTGCGAAATTCTGCCGCTGTCTAATTCTGCGTTTATAATGCCAAGCTGCTCGGCATATGCAATCGTTGCGTCAACCGCTGGATTAAGCGACCGCACCAAATCCTCATATGCTTGCATTTGGGCTTTGACTTTATCCGTGCCACCGCCGCCAGTTGTATTAGTAAACTGTATTCCACTGAAGCCATTTTTATCTGGCATTGGCGAC